TGACTACGAAGATGAAAATACTTAAAGTCAGTTACAAGCAAATGGAGATATGCCCAAAGACGCTGATTGGAATGATCCTTCACACGTAGGGAAGTCTCTAGTCAGTATCTATGATGTTATGGCGGAAAAGTTTTTCCGCGATTCAAAAACCGCCGATGACGACAAATGGGATAGATTATACAAATTGGTAAGTACCGCAGGATATGTGGCTCAAATGTACGCATCCTTGCTAAAAACACATGAATTTGAAAAACGCCTAAAACGTATTGAAAAAACGTTAAAGACTACAACTCCAGGTGAATTAGCAATGAGGTATAATCCAGCCATTATTGAAGAAGAACGAGCGGTGACAACTAACGCACTCCGTTGATTGGCGGATGTCGCAGGTTGAGCGAACACTTAACCTAGCGTTAGCAAAAAATATCCCACTTGAAATTCCAGATAACGTTTTAGATTTTATTACAGAGTATCGTCCCAAGATTGGCAGGGAGCCGCTAAATTTTGATCTATCACCTTTTTGGATTGAACCGCTATTAGATGAGTGTCCTGACATAATGTTCATCAATGGAAGGCAAACCTTCAAGACAACCAACTCTAGTTCCCTAATTGCGTGGATTTCACTTTTCAAACCTGGGTGCGAGGTGACTTGGGTTGCAGATGACGAAAACCATAGGGGAGCATTTTCTGAAAAAAGACTTAGGGAAGAAACCTTTTTGGCCAATGAGAAACTAGAACAGTTCTTACCGCACGGGCAAGCCAACGTGGGAAGAATTAGGCTATTAAATGGAAGTACAATCTATCTAGTTACTGACGAAAACAAATATCACGCAGTAGAGGGACATTCAAACGAGGTATTAGTTCTTGATGAAGCTCAAGCTCAAGATATTGGTTTTTTGCCTATCGCAATGTATTCACTATCTAAGACACATGGACGACTTTACATTTTCGGAATTGGAGGGGAAGCTGGATCAGATTACGAAAAACGATGGCGTCGTACAGACCAGCGTGAATGGGTTTATGACAATCAACAATGGAGAGATAAGCTGGAATTCGACGCTACAGGAAACATAACTAATACAACTGATGACTTACGAGAAATACTTACTGGCAGATGGGTTGCTCAAAATCCTAACTCATCAGGAGAGCAACATGGTTATCACTTCCCACAAGAAATTTTTGCTCATGTCCCACTCACGATTGATGACGCCATTCACAAATATCATGTGCAGCCTGAGCTTTCCATCGAATACCAAGAAAAACATTATCCCCGTTCAATGTTTCTATCACATTGCCTCGGAGAGTTCTTTAAGGCGGAAAGGCGACCCATTACGCCGAATATGGTTTCCGCGTGCTATGTCAATGATCTTACACTTCTCAAGGGTTATGAGGTTAGGGAACTCAAAGAAATGTATGGAAACGAAATTCTTGTTACTGGGGGTGTAGATTATGGGAGTGGTCCAAGTGCGTCGCAAACTGTTGGTTCAGTTCATATCCATTGGCGTAAGTCTAATCGCGTACAGCTTGCATGGATTGATCGCAGACCGCAGGAGCATCAACTATATCAAGCACGATATCTGGCAGAAATGTTTGCAGATTATGGAATCGACTTTGGAGTCGGGGACCTCGGATATGGGGCAATACAAGTAAAGTTAATGCAGGACGGCGGAAGGGATCATGAGGATGTCAAATTCAACGGATTGGGGGTTCACAGGTTTGTCGGGTGCAGAACAGTTGGAGATGAGACAAAACCTGAAATGGACTATCGCAGAGAGACTGACGAGCATGGAACTCAAACCGCCAGATTGCAAATTGACAAAACAACTGTTATTCAGAATTTTGTTGATTTTATCGGAATGAGGGTCTCACACCCGCTTTATCCTCAAAGCCTCGAAAAGCAGAGACCCATGTATATGATCCCGCATATGAACGACTGGGAAACAGATTTCCTAATGGATGACTTTTGTGCAGTTACAAGAAAAGACTTGGAAGAAGAACAACAGGTTAGAGTGGAAGATCCCAGACAACGCGCGCGTAAAGAGTATAATCATCCACCTGATAGCGTAATGTCAATTATCTACAATTTGGTGGCAGCACAAACTTATCGTCCAAGTCAGTATATGATTACCCCCGTAAAGCGTAGTCAGAAGCTATTTTCGTAGATTACCTCGATATATAAGATAGAACAAGGAACTACTAATACGTGGCAACCTGCCTCGGTCATCTATATGGAACTGGTTGTAAAAAACGTAGTCACTCAACCCGCGCTAAGAACTGGCGTACTCATCAATTATGCTATCAATGCTATTGTATTGTAATTCTCAAGAAAAAACCGCCAAAAGGCATGGGTGGGAAATATCTCAAAAATGCCTCATACGAGGACTTTCTCGCTATTCCAGTGCCACGTAAAACAATTTTAACCGATGTCCCTATTCCTAAAGTAAGTTGACTTGGAGATCTCGTCTAACTAATGGTTTAACGAAATTAGGTGTTATTGATTCACCAGTCGCTACTCAATTTAAGCCACTTGGCTCAGTTGGAGTGCAAGACGTAAAAAATTTCATGACATATGAAGCAATGCCAGGATTATCTCAGCCCGTATTCGGACCTGAAATTTCCACAGTGGGAGCTTATTCGCGTGAAGGCTATACTTCAAGAACTTTTGATACACCAGCAATTAATTTTAAACAACAAGCAGCAGCACTCCAAGTTGACGAAGATGCACAACTTGCAATTAATCACCTAGCCTCCCAAGTAACTGGGGGCGAGCATTATGTTAAAGCAGAACTAAAAGAGGTTGTAGAATACTTTACAGAATTTACAACTGATATGTTATTTGATACTTTTGATACTCGACTTGTAAAAGAATTATTATGGTATGGAAATTCTGTGTGGAAACCCCGTATGGGAATTGCGAACGTTAGAAGGTTCGAGGATCTTATGCACATACCAATATCCTCATTTGTGCGAGTATGGTGGGATCGACAGAGGATTCCATACAAATATGAATTCCGCGGTGCAGAATATCAGGGATATCATAATCCAGGCGAGATAATTCACTTTAACTGGAATCCAGTAGATGCAAGTATTTTCGGAACTGGGTTTGGAATTTCAATGACATCTCCTAGAACATTTACAATGCCAACACCAGAGGGTCCAGTTACTAACATACTTCCAAGTTTGCTGGAAAGAAAATATGCTACACAATTTAATATGCAAATGGCAGAGCAACGTTATATCTCACGCAATGTCTGGGTTGTTGATAGCGGTAGTGAAGAAGATAGAAGGGCGCTTGAAGCTCAGGTAAACAATCTCGAAGTAGGTCAGGATGTAGTAGCAGGAACTAAAGTTGACGTACAAGAACTTGGTACGCAAGCTCGTAACTTTAACCCATCACAATTTGCAGATTTAACAATTGGACCAATTTTCAAGGCAATGAATGACTTTAGAGGTAAACAGGGAAGTAGTGAAAGTCATCAGTATGCAAATGCAAAAACTTCTGCAGTTCTTGATGAGATAGGACTTTCATCATTTCCAATTGCAGTTAAAGAACAATTGGTAGAAAAATTCTTCAAGCCTTGGTATGCAGCTAATGGAATACCTGACGCGCGTACAGGGGGTTTAACCATGATTCCTTGGAGAGACTTGGGATTCGAGCTAGAATTCGGCGAAGTAGAAAAGAAGGACATTAGCGTACAAGATCAAATCAAACTACTTGAGATTTACATAAACGCCCCAATACCTAAAGACCCAGCAGAATTACGCAAGTTGTTTGAGCAAGCAGGATTAGGACTTACAAAAGATATCGATGTGCAACTTGAACAAATGTATAATGACCCGATGGGTGCTATGGCATTACAAGGAGTGGGAGCACAACCAGCTCAGCAAGGTCAAGAACCATACTATGATAATAATATGAATTTACCACAGCATGACTTAGGCGGTGGACAAATACCTCCACAGTTCAATAATCAAACAATGGGTAGTCCGCCAATGAATAATCCAACTTATGATAGCATGGGAAAAGATGTCCGTGGAGATATCCAGAATAAATACAAACGCGGAGATCAATCCCAA